AGCCATGGAGACGGTGATCGGCAGGCCGTCGTCAAACAGCGCGCCCTCATTCAGTCGCACATAGCCGGTCGAAGACGGATTGTCGGCGGCCTTGACCGCGACGCCGATAAGCGTATTGCCGGTCGATGTCGTCGTCGCGGTCTTCGCCGAATTGTCCCAATAGATTTTGGCGCCGACAGTCCAAGCCTGCGCCGACACCTTTTTCAGATCGAAGACGCCGCACGTATGCAGCACGACATCGGCGCCGGACAGCGCGCCAGAGGCCGCGACGCCGAACAGCGAGCCCACCAGCGCGCCAGCGCCTGACAGCACATCATAGGGAGCAGCGACAGTGACTGCCTCGCCTTCCTGGATAAAGTTTTTCATCTCGGTTCTCTCGATTTAAGGGAGGAGCGGGAAAGCGGGCGCGCCCGGCGCCCGCCGTGAATTACGCGCCGGCGTTGAGATAGCCGAAGCGGAAATCGATCGCGCCGCAGCCGAAATCATGCTCAAGCGAAACCGACATACCCTGCGTGCCGAATGGCTCGTCCATGCGCATGCGCGGCGCCTGATAGCCGTCGAGCAGGCCCCATTCGAAATTCGCCCCGACGCTCGGGTCGGCGAAGAGATACCAGCCGTTCCCGGTGATTTCCGGCGTCACTTCAACGGTCAGCTTGCCAGAGAATGGATTGATGACCGAAGACTGGTTCGGCACGAATGCCGAGCTGGTATATTGCAGCGCAATCGTCTCATAGGCCGGGCCAACGAGGAGGATCGACGGCGCGACATTGAGTTTCACGCCATCCAGCGAGGTCTTGCCGCGCATCGCCGCGCGGGCCGCGCTGAGAGTCGTGATATCGATCGCGCCGCCCGACGACGCCTTGGTCTTGTCGGTCGTATTGAAGACGGCCCGGCTCGTTTCGAGCAAGGTCGGCCCGGCGCCCGCCGCCGACAGCATCATGACGTAGAAGGTCTTGTCCTCGAACCGCGCAACCGAGGAGGCGCGATCATTCAACACCTGCTGAATGCCGTTCAGATTATCGTTGACGAGCAGCTGGCGCGAAAATCCCACCTGAATCGCGTAAGACTTGACCGCCGTCTTTTCCTTCGATTCCGAGAAGGTGCCGGCGACGATTTCGCCCGTCTCCTTGACCTCCTTCATTTCTGGAAAATCGCCAAGGCGGACGCTGGTATGATCGCGGAAGTCCATATAGGTGCGCTGCTGCGCGATCATCCGATAGGTCGGAGTCGCCAGCAGATATCGCGCGCGCAGGGCGCGATTGAGCGCGTTTTCCAGCACGATCGGCATATCGCTGGTCGTATGGAAGGCGCGGCGCAACACGTCTTCGCGCTCGCCAAAACCGGAAAGACGGCCGCGATGGCCGACATAGTCGGCGGCGAATTCCGGCAAAGAGCGGCATTCCATGAACTGGCGCGCCGGCTCATTCGGCTCGCTGCGTTCGCCGAGGCGGATGGCCAGCGCGTCCTCGCAGGCGCGGCGGCGAGTCTCGCTTTCGTCGCGGCCGATCTGCGCGCGCGGCCCGCCGATCGGCGGCGGCGCGGCGGCGGCGCGCGCCGCCTGCACGGCGGCGATGATCGCGGCTTCGTCGCCGCCCTCGCCGATCATGCGTTCGGCAAGCTCGCGATGACCATAGAATTCGGCGCGCTGGAGCAGCGCAATCGCCGCGCGGGCGTCCATCGCCGGCGGCGCTGACGGAGGCTGCCGGGGTTCCTTGCTTTCCGCCTCCGAAAGAGCCCGCTTCGCGTCATCAAGCTCTTCAATGAGCGCGTCATGGGCGGTTTCAATGGTCCGAATTTGCTCGGGCGGCGTATCATCCTTCAGTTCGCCCATTTTGTCTGCGGCGCGCTTCGTGAGATCGGCGACGATGCTGCGAAGCTCCGCCGCCGGCTTGCCGGTATATTTCGACATTTCATTCTCCTGATGTGTGCCGGGCGACAAAATGCGTCCCCCCGCGCCCGGCGGCGCGGCGGCGGAGACGAATTCCGATGGAATTGATAAGGCGCTTAACGAATCGCGCGCTGCGCCATCATCATGCGGGTTCGGGCGATCCGCACGCGGGCGCTTTCATAGCGAATGAGCGCCCGATATTTGCCTTCCTGGTCAGATCGAATCTGACATCCTGCGTCGGCTGGAGCAGGAACCGCAGAAATTTCGAACGGCTCCCAATCAGTGATGCGCCATAGCGGCGGACTGCCGTCGCGCTCCTGCTTTTCGATCACATGCGAAATATAGCCGACGCTGATATTGCGGATAATGCCTGTCTTGATCTTCAGAACGGTGTCCGCGTCGCTCGGCGCTGGCGATAATTTGATCTTGGCGAGTCCCTTGCCGCCTTCGATGCGTGCCGAACCAGGCACGCATGAGCCGATGACGTCTTCAAGTGACCATTGGCCATGCGCATTCAGGAACGGTCCACCGGCATTCAATCGCTCCAACCTGACGGAATTGGACGAAACGACGAGTTCTTCGTCATAATGACCGTCGACCCATGATCTTCGCCTGACCGTTGCTCCTGTCGTGAAGATAACGTCGATCGTATTGTCGGCGTCGTTGAACGACGTTGGCTGCAGTTCTGCCTCGCGCAACTGCATCGGCAGCTCGATGTGCTTATCCATGATCCAGCTCCGGGTTTGCGCGCGCCATCGTGCCGCCCGGCTGAAATCCAGCCGGTGCGCCGCCGTGATTGCGTTTCATGTGAAACCTCAGTTGGTGGCTTGAGCGTCCGCGCCGCCCGCCGATGACGCCTGCGCCTTTGTGGCGGCTTGCAGCGCGCCGGAATCATTGACCTTGCGCGGATCGGTATCGAAAATCAAACCGGAAGCGTCGACGAGCTTCAGCCAGTTTTCGACTTCGGGGACGAAATCTTCGCTATTGATGCCGCGTTCGGCCAGCGCATCGGGATGCGCCTGCAGACCGGCGCGGATTTCGAGCACCTTGGCCATGATGTCCTTGAGCGGATCGACCCAGGGGCGCACCGGCATGGCGAGTTCACAGGAAACGGCGCGCAGATCGACGCCGCTCGCCGCCCATTCCGCGGCCATCACGCGACGCCACGCCGACTTGATGCGCGGCGCCAGCGTCAACCACTGAACCATGTCCATCAGCGCATAGCCGGCGATCTTCGCGGCGCGCATCGATGAATAATTCGCCTGAGAGGCGTCGCCGGTCACCTCATGATAGGCGAGCCCGGCCGTCGCGCAGAAGGCGTAAAGCTGCATGCGCATGAATTCGATCGTGTCGCCCGACGTCGACGGCGTGAAGGGCGTCACGTCTTCGCCGGGCCCGAGCCGGACCATCTTGCCGGGCGCCATCGCCTCTTCGCGGCGGCCCTTGTCGTCGGTTGACTGCGCGCCGATCACCGGCGCCGCGCCCTGCGCCTCCGGCGAGCGGATGATGAGGCTGAGACACGCTTCGATCCGCTTGCGCCAGATGATCGCTTCCGTCACGTCGTCGAGGCCGCGCAGCGATATGATCGACGGCGCCAGCCACGAAATGCCGCGAATCTGGCCGGGGCGACCGACGTGGAAGAAATGATCAATATCGTCTGCCGCGACGAGCCGGGAAAGGCTCGGTTTGCGGGTCAGAAGATTGTTTTCGCCGGGGTGCGTCTCGTAAATCCAATAGCCGCGACGCTGGCCGTTGATATCGAATTTGATGCCGTCGGCGGTGAAATCGGTTCCGCCATTGAGCAGGCCGGTTCGTGTTTCGTCGAGATGATCGACCTCAAGAACGCGGATTTTCGCCCATTTGCGATTGCCTGCATCGACCCAATGATGCAGCGCCTCGCCGTCGATGAACATTGCGCCGGCGGTCATCGACAGCAGGCCGTAATAGTCCTGCTGACCGTCCATGTCGCAGGTGTCGACGAAGCGCTTCCAGGCCTCATTGGCCTTTTTGCGCAGCGTCTTGTTCGCCCCTACCGCGCGCGGCGTAATGCCGGCGCCGACCGTCTGCCCCTGGAATTGCAGTTTTGCGGAACGAACCGTCTTGTTGTTTCGTTCGAGATCGCGCGCGCGATAGCGCAGCAATTCGCGGGCTGAATCGCCTTCGGCGCGCGGGCCGGAAGCGTCGGCCCGCCAGTTTTTCAGCCGCCTGTCGCGCGACGCGCCGTCATAGGCGCGCAGAAACTCCGCAGCGGCGGCGCGGGCATGCAGTCGACGCAGGCCGGATACCGGCGCGACCGCGAGCAGCGCGCGATCGAAAATGGAAGGGCGGAAGGTCATTGAGCGGCGATATTTCGCTTTTTGAGCACGATGCCTTCTCCTGATGTGTGCCGGGCGACAAAATGCGTCCCCCGCCCGGTTCGCGCCGTTCCCCCTGCCAAGGGGAATTCAGTGAATTCGCTTAGTCGCGCTCAAAACTTGCGTAGGAGCCGCGATCGGCGCTCGACGGCGCCGGGCCTGTCGAGGGCACGCCTTGCTGCTGGCGTTTGAAATAATCCCC